CCATCAGGCCGCTCACCGCGCGTAAATTCATCCTCCTTAATTCCCAGCAGGTTTGTCTCTTCTTTTATTACTAGCTCCCGAACCATTCCCTGCAACGTCGACAGGTTCAATAGCGGCTGTAACCTCTGGTGTATTTGTTTTGGGCTGCTCATTTTTCGCTTTTTTACAACCGTGGCATTCTTCATCGTTGCCGCGATTAACTGATTTTAAAAACTGTTCAATCAATTCATCGCTTTGTTGGTTGCTGTTTTCTTTGATGAATTTCTTTTTGTCGGCGCACGACATAGCCATGAACTTGTCAGCTGTTTCTCCGAAGATTTCAATATTGAATATCTGCATTTTATTTTTCTTTAAAGTTAATAAAAAAGCGGTACGATAATTCAATACCCATACCGCTTTTCACCCAATCATGAAACTATTTTAAGCAACCGGCGTAATAGCTGCCGTGGTTCCTGCGTAAAACTTCGGCTTGGTTGTTCCGAGTTTTGCAACCGCGACAGCTGGCGAGGCCGTAGCATCGTAAAGGTCAACAACCCAACTTTGCGAACTTGTCGACAATGCGGTGGTTGGTGTTAGCGCATACTCACCCGTCGAACTGTTAAAAGCCGATAAGGTAATGGTGTCTGCAACCCCATTCAACCTTGCCCTGAATTGCGCAACGTCCAAGCCTAAAATTGGCGTTAGGTCGTTTTGCAGCCAAGTTGGTTTTACATAAATCTTACCTTCAGAAACATCAGCACGGCCTGTCATTTTCACGCCAGTCACGTTATTGATGTCAGTGTTTGGATTGAAATCCAAATTGTACAAGTAACCGCCTCTTGACGCGTAACCGTCTAGGTCGGTGATTTGGTACATAACCTTAACTTGCGCCTTTGTAGATCCTGTTGCAGCCTCGTAAGTCATCACCTCGTACATACCAACATTGAACCCGCTCCAAGATAGACCGTCGATTGACGTGTTTACTTTGATTACGTTCTGGTAAACCTCAACTATTGAATCTTGATCCTGGCTCGAAAGTTTGTAAGCTCCTTTTGCCCATTCGTAAGGTTTTTTAAACGTTGCTGTGGTCATCGGCAAAGCGCGATTCACTACGACCGAACGTAGTGTAATGTCGCTTGTTTCCAATGTAGCGGCTGGCACTTCGGTAGGTGAGCTAAAAGCATCAACCAAGAAATACGCCTCGCCTTGCTGCACAAGGTCGTTGAAAAACGCTTTGTTTGGCGTTGTAGACGCTACATCGAATGTAGGGCGTCCCTTTAGTAAAATGTGACCTAATAGCGGCCCAGGTTCTACATAGCATGGTTCCAATCCAATGAATCCGCTGCTAGCTTTGCAATCTATTCCAAATAGTGTTGCCATAATATTTTGTTGTTTTTAATTAAAGTTAATTTGTTGTATGCAACTCGGTTGTTGGGTGAAATTTACCGTCATTGTCAGTATAATAACATTCCAATTGTCAATCGTTTTGCTTACTGTTTTTTTACCATCGTTGGTAGATTCAAAAGCACTGTAATTCGAGTACCTTGTCAATCGGTAACGCAGGTCGCCCTGTGTCATTATTTGGGTAATTCCGCTTGCGTCGAATGCTTTGATAATGTTCTTTGCCAAAGGATTCAACACAGGATTAAACTCAGTCTGCCAAATAATCGGATTAGTATTGGTTGCGTGCTTTGAATTAACTGCGATTATAAACGTACAATCTCGCACCAATTCGTTGTCACTTGCCCCGTACACCTTTTCCTCCGATTCTACCAACCAGATTAGCGGGTACTTATTCAAAGTCTGGCCGTTCTGTTTGATGTGCAAATTCAGCGTGTCCTGCGACCCCCAACCAAAGCGAACTTTGTAATTCTTACCGTCGATAACCGATACAGGTAATTGGTCAAACAAAGCTGTGCAAACATCCTCAACCACTATCATAACCCCAACTGATTCTTAACACCCTCCATCCGTAGCCTTGCAGCGTCGGGGTAGGTAGTTTCGTTATCGGTTAAGTAAGTCAGCAAAGAAACGTAATTGTTTTCCTCGCGACCGCCGTAGTAGTCGAATATCGGCACTCCGCTGTGGTAGTAGAAATCGACCCGCCAATTCGCATCGGCACACTCGCCCTGGTACATTCCCAGCATTTCGTTCCACGTGGTTACCAATCGCTGTGTTGAGTTGGCCGAAGTAGCGTTTTTCGCTTCAATGGTTGCCTCACCTAATGCGGTTACGGTAGTGACGTTTTCCGATAGCCAGTAATAATACACAAACGGTGTAATCGGGCTTGATTTGAATGTTCCCTCCATCCTTAGCAATCCCTCCCATTTGTAGGTCTTGTCGTCTTTGGTGTACTCGACACCGTTAACGAGGTCAATCCACTTTTGAGCGATTCCTGTTGGTGGGTCTGGGAACAATCCTGACACCAGTACTGCGTCGAATGTTGCGAACTCGCGACCTAAAGCGTTCTTCATGTACTTACGACCGAACTCATCAATATACTGCTCTAGCACAGTCAGCGCATCCCCTGCATCGTTGATGTTGGGGATGCTGTACTGCTTAATGAAATATGTTTGGTCGATTAGGTACATTTATTTAGCCTTTTCTGTCTTTGCTGGTTTATCTTTCACCTCTTCGACTGCCTTTGAATCAATACACGCTTGCGCCGTACTGTCTGGCATATCTTTAATGATGTCGCCTTTTGAATAACGACCCCATTTGTCTAAGATTACGCGTACATCCATTACGAAGTCTCGATTGCGGTTTTGATAGTCGCGATGTCATCGTAGATAAACGCTTGCTCGTCCAAACGTTTAACAAACGCGTGGAAACGGCTTTCTCCAAGGATAACGAACTGGTTTTTGATGAAGTCATCATTAACCCATCCGATACGCACTGAGTAAGGAACATAGTTAGTTACGTTGTACTTGGTTAAATCCGCAACGAATACTTTACCAACGGTAATATCTTCATCCGGAACAATCATAACACCTCCGATAACAACCATGTTGAATAATCCTGCGGTTGGGTACAATGGATGACCGAAGCCATCTTTTGCGGCAACAAAGTTCACAAAGAAATCAACAGGGTTTACCATCGCGATGTTTGGCATATAGTTCATTTCATCCTCATAGTTATGAGTGGTGAAAATGTCGGTCACAGCAGCGTTGATAACATCCATGATGTTTGGCGCAGTTACTGTATTAGCTAACGCCCCGGCAGAAAACGCACGTCCGTAAGTTGTGGCTCCTTTAGGGTTTGGTGAAACACCGTCTCCATTAAGGATTCCTTTTGCTTTTTTACGGTTGTGTTTCTTAAACAAGAAATCAGTTGCGATTGACTGCAAACCAACTATGTCGGTAACAGCCTCTTCGGTTAACTTGATCCAAGCGGCCAACTTCACAGGGTTTGCAAACCTTGTCTCAATCTTGAAATCGATTTGTGGCTTAGTGGCTGCTTCAGCAAGAAACGTGTAATCCCCGTCTTTAGGTACGGTTTCGGTATAAGGGTACGAGGCCAAGCTGGTTTCCAAAGTGGTAACACGGCTCATAATCGAATCCTGGCGCAGGTTTACGTTCGGAGCTGGTGCGAATTGCTGGTAAAAGTAATCGGGCGGGGTGCCAACAGGAGCCGCAGACGCGGTTGTCATGGTAGCTACTGCCTTGTCTATTTCCAACTCAACAAAACCACCGCCTTTAAACGTTGCTTTGATGTCGTTGTGTTTCTCGGTAATCCACGAACTGACAACCTCTTTCAACGTTTTGTTGCTCGGATTGTTGCCCATGAACTTTTCTTTGATTGCTCCCAACTGCTCTGAAATATCGGCCAATTCCGTTTTCAATGTCTCGTGGTCGAAATCTTTGTTTTTTTCAATAAAGTCGCTTAGCGTTTTATTGATAGCGTTGAAATCTTCTTTGCTTGCTGCATTCGCCAAATCGGTCTTTAATGCTGCCAGCGCCAAATTGATTTGCTCGGCTGCTTTTTCTGCTTCTGTCATTTTTTTAGACTTTGATGTTTAAATAAAATTTTTCTAACTCTTCTTTTTGAGTGGCTGCTGCCGGATCGGTTTGTTCTGAAAGTGATTTCTCGGTTTTCAGATTATTGTCTAGGGTTGGAGTTACCCAATTGCTGCCCATAAGCACAGCGGAACCCTCTTTTAACTTTGCCTCGAGAACTGCCCAAAAATACCCTTGCTTATCAACATCTTCTTTGTTGACTACATCAGGATAATACTTGTCGAAATTCTCTTTTTCTTCTGCCCACCATCTTTCCTCTGAGTTGACGCAAAACACAACATCAACATATTCCATGCCGACCGAGTGATTGGTAACCCATCCGTTTTTGTACTGCTCAAACATCAATTCGTTGCGAGATTCTTTTACAAGGCTCTCGAAAACCAATGCTTGGGTCGTTCCTTCATAATCGGCTCCTAGCGTTTTCCAAGCAAGTTGACGGGTGTATGCGGTCGCGTCGTTTGAAATTACCTTGTCAAATTCGCGCTTGTGTTCCTGAAGGTGCAGTTTTTTATTGCTGTGGTCAAGTGAACGTTTCCAAAGCCCAGGAATATGAACATCACAATGGCTGTCTAGTATGTTTGTCGTGTTCATCACAACCTTAACGAGTAATTGTGAAATGTCCTCGTTAACGGGGTTGTTTGCCTTAACTACATTGTTGATGGTATCGTTTTCGGTAAACAGACAATCGTAAGCATCCGAATATTTGATGGTCGATTTTTTCAATGACTGTAAAGCCGCCTTGTGCTTATGGAGCTCCTTAAACATGGCTTCTTTTGTCTCGAACGATAAATTTAACTCTTTACAGAAAATCATTTGTTTACTGTTTTACCTAGTTGTTTTGCTTTGTCTAACATCGCTTGCCTCAAAACGAGGTCTTTAGTTTGCTCCGCTTTGGTTGCTAACGTTTGTTGTTGGTTGTTTTTGGGCTGCTTCATAATCAATACCTTTAAAATTGGTTCCTAAAAACATATTTATTTGTTCCTCCGGCACTCCTGCTTTCATTAAGACTAACAGCGTATCGGCTTTTATTTTGTCCTTTTCTGATTTCTCCTTCTCGAATACCTGATTAAAGCTAAGTTCAGAGTAATCGGCTCTAATGTCCTGAAATCCGTAATTCGATTCAAGCCAATCGGTTAATTGTTTCCATTTTGGTTTAACGCCGTACTCGACCTGACGCGCTGTTGCCTTTTCCTGATTCTCGTAAGTACTGCCCTCGGTAATAATATCTAAAACCTCTTTCGGTACGTTCATAACCGAAGCTATTTTTAACATATCCTCATTGAAGCTATTATCCAACTCCAAATTAGCGAGGTTATCGACAAACCGCTCAATACTGATCTTAGACTTGACTGCGTGAACTTTGCGCAACGATCTAACCTTTTCCTCAATACTTAACTTTTCATCTTCACCCATTGGTAGTTGCGTGGTGTCATTCGGGTCTGCTTGTCCTGTAACCATGAACTTTTGAACCATTTCAAGGTTAATCTGTTTAGCGTCGAGTGCCATTTCAGAATTAACAATGATTTTGTATAACGCATCGATTCTACTGAGCGCTTTAAAACTGTTTCCATCAATACCACCAATCATATCGTAGAACGGAACTATCTCGGATAGTTGAATAAGTACGCTTTGACCGTTACCAAGATTATAGTTTACTTGCGCTTTCATAACGTCTTTCAACGTTGCGCTGGTAAATATAAACGCTTTCAATCGGTCAATAGCCGTAACATTCCAATCAATATTATGCGGGATTAGCCATTGTATAGGGTTATTTTCTTTCAACACTTTAGATCCGTTCGGGTTGTACAAATAAGCCGCGCCCATTTGAATCCAAAAGAAGTACTCCCAAAAGAATTGAGACCAGCCTTGCTTAAAGTTTGGCTTATCAACGAGGCTATAAAGGAAATTCTTTTCGGTTAACTTCTCTCCCTCGTATTTGTTCACGCTTGCCAAACTGCCTAAATCGGCAGTTACCGCAACGACTTTCAATAAAGCAGGATTTGTAAGAACGTAATCGAATTTTTGGCGGTCTGTTAATTTAACTCGCGCGCGGCCTAAACTTGAAAATATTTCAGTAAACCAATTGCCGCTCGAATCCCTTTCAACGCTTATGGGTTTTTCTCCCCAAGTCAATCCCCAGAACCCCATCTTAACTCACCAATAAAAAAGCCCTACCGCAGTTATGCGATAAGGCTTGGTTAGTATTTTGAGGTGCTTTAGTCATTGAGGGGCTGTGCATCTTTACACATTGGCAACAAATATATTATTTTTTATTTAATCGATTACAACTTTACGGGATTTTTTTATCTTTACGCCAATTAATATTAATTAAATCTTAAACAAAATGAAAAAACTTTTATTTGCCCTATTGCTATTCGCTGGGGTTGCTACGGCACAAACAAGCAAGGTTATTGACCTGAAATCTACAACGACTGCAAAGGTACTCGACACGGTGACCAACGCTGGGACGCGTATTCAACGCGGGGTTGCTAACACAGGCGGCACAAACCTAAACATTACAGTTCAGGTCAACATTACCAAGATTTCAGGAACCGTTGGAGGGACTGTTACTTGCCAGGGGTCTTTGGATGGTACGAACTTCGTGACCATTGGCAGCGCAGCAACCGCTACCGATGTGGCTTCTCAGTCGTTCTCATTCCTTGTGAAGCCTACCGATTACCCATACTACCAAATCAAATACGTTGGGACGGGAACAATGGCTGCGTCTTTCAATACGAAACTGTATTACAGGCCTGTGAATTAAGTGAGTTAGTTTTTTAGGTTGGTAAGCCCTTGCAGTGATGTGAGGGTTTTTTTTATTACACCTTGCGAATGATTCCTAAATCAAACATCTTTTGCACAACATAAGCAATCGCGTCAATAGTGTGGTTATCTTGGTCTATTGGTTCTTCCTGAACTACTCCAAACTTGTCTTTTTGATAACAATAATTCTCTTGTTCTAGTTCAATATTCTTTGACGTATCAGTAAAGTAAATGTTTAACCCTTGTAACATTTGAATACGGTCTAATAGTTTTGATTTGCCACCAACTGCAACCGCACTTTCATAACCAACTCTACGCAAAGATACGATTTTATTAGGTCTGTTATTATCACAAACAATTATTTTCTTTTTAGGTATGTTTAACTTTTGGAATAACCAACTAACTAACCCATCCTCATCTGCTCCGTTAATTGAATGTAAATCCATTGATGATAAAGAACGTCTTATTTCATTCTCACTAGCGTAATTATGTTCATGTATGTATAAATTGCCATCGTGATACTTAGCCTCAACTATTGCGAATGGGTCAACTGTACCCCAATCGACACCAAAATAAGACTCTTTGTTTAGGTTTAAAAACTCCGCATAAGGAATTGACTTCCAATTGTAAATACGTCCTTCGACTTGTCCTACTTGTCCTAATCCATAAACCCTCCACATATTCGCCCAATACTCATTTATTATAGTTCCATCGGCTGAATATCCTTTTTTTTTGTATCTTAGTATCTCGCCTTTTTCTTCTGTTGAAAGAAACTCATTATCTAAATAAGTAAGGTTAATAAAATCGCAATCGTCACGGGTCATAACTTCGGTATGGAACCAAAACTTTGCATTAGGGTTAAAATCTATTATAACTCTTTTTGCTCTGGAGGTTAATTCTCTGTAAGTATCAAACTTAACTTTGTTTGCCTCGTTTACGAAAACAATATCAGACCGTAAACCTTTACCAATATCAACTTTATCTAAACCTATGAATTTAATAAAAGAACCGTTTTTAAATCGGTAAAGAGTACCGTCTGTAAAACGGTCATTCTCGTATAAATTAAAAGACTTCATAATATTAAGGAAGTCTTTAATAACTGTTATACGCATCTTTGAAAGTTCATCCGATGCTATAAATATTTCTTTATTTGGATTGTTGGAAGCGTGGTTTATTAATAGTTGAAGTATTGAATAAGTTTTCCCCGCTCCTTGTCCTCCTTGTATTCCCCAAATCCTTTTTTTAAGTGCTGATATTTTCCTTAGTGCCGTTGTCGCTTTCATTTGTATCTGCTAAAGGGTCGTTTGTTAATACGGGAATGTTTATTTGCCCCTCGTATGATTGTACATTCATTGATAGTTTGCGTAATTCCTCAGGCGTTGCAATCAATTTCATTAATGCCATTTGCAAAGCTGGAGCGTTTGAAGTGTACCATTTTGAACGCATTGAAACTTTTAAAGTAGTTCGGTTAGTGTCTAGTAATGCTTTTAGTTCGTCATATTCGTTGGAATCAGGAGGAAAATGGTCATAAAAATAATTCTTTGAGCAAGGCAAAAAAGCAACTATATCCTCAATAAAAAATAGTTTGTTTTTTACTGTGACTTCTTTAGCTTGTTCAAATATTTTATTTTTATCGTATGCCATTATTTCCAATCATTAGTTACATCAACCCCGTTTCTTTTAACGGTTAAAGTATCGTCAAGTTTAATCATTCTCTTTACTATTACATCGCAATATTTAGGGTCAAGTTCCATCCCGTAGCATTTTCGTTTAAGCTGGTGTGATGCTACCATTGTTGAACCGCTGCCGAGAAAAAGGTCGAGAACTAAATCAGATTGTTTTGAACTATTGTTTATTGCTTTTGCGACTAATAGAATCGGCTTCATTGTTGGATGCTCACCATTTCTTTTTGGTTTATCAAATTGCCAAACGTTAGACTGCTTTCTGCC